ATGAACAGCAGAAACTTCGGCCTGGACATCGTTCGCATGTTCGCGATCCTGCCGGTGCTCGCGGTGCATTACACGGCGTTCGCGATCAAGGATGCGCCGCCACTGGTCTATGTCGCCGGCGATCTCGGCGTCGAGATCTTTTTCGCGCTGAGCGGCTTCCTGATCGGCGGCATCATTCTGCGCGACTTCGAGCGCGGGTTCTCGTGGCGCGTCGCTTTCAATTTCTACGTGCGCCGCTGGATGCGCACGCTGCCGCTCTATTACGTGTTCTTCGTCGCGTCGGCATTCGTCACCATCTACGGCCTGACGCTGGACAAGGCATGGTCCGCGCTATGCCTCGCCTATCTTTTGTTCCTGCAGAATCTTGCGTGGCCGATGCTCGCGCAGTGGTATCACGAGAGCTGGTCGCTCGCCATCGAGGAATGGTTCTATCTGATCTTTCCCGTGCTGTTCGCTGCGTTCGTCGGCATCAGAGCGCGCACGCGCATTCTGCTGATCGCGCTGACGCTGATAGTGGTGCCGCTCGCACTGCGCATCTGGTTCTATGATCCCGCCCTTCCGTTCGATCTGTATGTGCGCCGCATCGTCGTGTTGCGTCTCGACGCAATCGCATACGGCATTCTGGCGGTATGGGCCGTGCGCACGTTTCCGGAACAAATGCGCTATTGGAAGAACGTCATCGGAGCGGCCGGCTTCGCGGGCCTGCTGCTGACCGTCGAGATATTGATGGGCCGCGTCGACGTTGGCGTCTTCTTCCTGCGCACGTTCTCGTTCAGCGTGGCGTCGGCATCGTTCGCCGCCGTCGTCGTGTGGGCGCAGTTCCAGTCGTGGGAGCATCTACAGGCCGGCGGCGAAGCGCAGATCGTTCGCTGGTTCAGCACTCGTTCGTATGCACTGTACCTCTGTCACGGGAGCGTCGTGCGCACGATGCTGCGGCATGGATGGTTCGCGAAGACGCCGATCGTCTCGTTCTTGATTTTCACGTCGGCGTCTTTGCTGCTGGCGGAGATTGCGCACCGCCTGATCGAGCGGCCGGCTATGCGCAGACGGCCACGCGAGATTCACACCGAGACGCTTACTGGAACTCCAGTACCTCAATGATGGCGGGCTGACCTGCGGCACCTGCGGCGGCAGAACCTGAAGCGCTCAGGCCGGTGCCGCCCGCGCCAGCCCCGTATCCGGTGCCGGATTGAGCCGCAACGTTCACACCCACAGAGCGACCGCCGATCCCCATCACGCTGTTTCCACCCGCCGCCGTGAAGCCGGACGCGCCGGCAACATAGATTGCGCCCATCAAGCTGCCGCCACCCGGAACCGATGCGATCGTAGCCGGTCCCGAGATCGTGCACGCGCTCGCGGGCGTAGACGTTCCGCTATTGGTAACGGTCGATACCGCAGAACCGGCGGCGCCCCCGACGCCTCCAGGGCACGAGATCAGCGAACCAAACGATGTAGTGCCACCTGCGCCGCCAGCGTTCGCCCCTGATGCGCCGGCCGCACCAACCGCGCCGATAGTGATGGTCTGAGTCGAGAGGCCGGACGAGATGAACGCTTCAGCATATGAGCCGCTTCCGCCGCCGCCACTCAACGCGCCCTGCCCGGCCGATGTTGCGGGAACGCCGCCGCTCCCGCCACCCGGCGCCTGAACCTTGACGATCGCACGCGTCGCGCCAGAAGTCGGCGTGTATGTCCCGGAACTCGTGAAAACCTGTACGTTGACCAAGCGACCAGCCGCAGCCGCCGTAGCGAATGCAGTCGTGGCAACTTGCGTCGTGCTCGTGCCGAACGCTGCTGTCGGTGCGATCGGGCCGACAGAGAACGTCTGCGCGGCTGCCCAGGTGTTGGTGCCGTTCAGTAGCGGGATAGTCGCGCCGCTCGTCCCGGTATTCACAGTCGCAGCGGTGCCGAGCCCGAGGTTCGTGCGCGCCGCGCTCGCGCTTGTCGCGCCGGTACCGCCATTGGCGATCGCCAGCGTTCCCGAGACGCCACCGAGCGTGACGGTGCCCCATGCAGGCGCGCTGCTTGGTCCTGTTGAGAGAATCGCCTGACCTGCGGTGGATCCTGCAGGGTTCAGGAGCTGCACCGGGTTGAGCGTCGCACCGAACGCGAATGTCGAGAGGGCGGCGAGCGCCGCGGCGAATAGTCGTTTCATGTCAGGATCCTCGGTAAAGATCGGGTTGCGGCTGCGCGACCGGTTGCGGCTGCGTGGGCGTGGTGATGTTCACGGGAGCGGATGCGGCAGCGTTTCCGACGTCGGCGATCATCTGTGTTTTCTCGCGGCTGTCTTTGCTGGAGCCGAAGTAGTACGCGATGACGGAAACCCATGCTGTTTGAAGCGCGCCGATCATGACCAGAAGAAGATCATGCGTCTTGCTGTCGAGATTCACGAGCATCACGGCGGCCAGCGCCGCGAAGAATCCGAGCGTCACACCACCCGCGAGGAACTGCGGCGTGTGGTCGTTTGGATTTGCACTCTGTCGCGCGCGGGCGTTCTGCACGTCTGCAAGGCGGTTCTGTTCAGCGGTCACTGCGAGCTGCTGAAGCTGCACTTTCGCGTTTATCTGTAGCTCCTGCACCTTCACGATCGCATCCGGGTTGCCGATCAACGCCGCGCTCACAGCATCGGGCGTCGAGTCCGTGCCGAGCGCAGCGGCAACGAGGCCGCCAACTGCCGCGCCGGCGGGACCGCCGAGCAACGTGCCAACGATGGGCGCAGCCTTGCCGACAACGCCCGCAATATCTTTCCAGTCCATCACGCTGCTCCCGTGCGCATCATCTGCGCGAGTCGTTGAGCACGCGCGCCGACCTGCGTCGCCCATTTACTGGCGAGCATCCCGTTCGCGGCGGCATTCCAGTTGCCGCTCTTCACGAAGGCGAGTGTGTTGACGAATGTGAGAAGCCCGTTGATCCCCATGTTGAAACACATATTGAGCATCACTCGCTGACGAATCGGGTCAAGATTTCGCCACCACGGAAGCTTTGCATCGAGCGAGAGTTCCGCACGTTCAATATCGTTCGTGAGCATTAGGTCGATCTCATCGTCGCTAAACGCGACGTCGGAAAGATTGCGCCCGACACCGCCCGAAGTCTTGCCGACGGTGTCTGTATAGATACGTGCGCGGCGCCCTTCGTCGCGCGTGAGTTCCGCTTTCAGCGTGGCCAGATCGTATGCATTCACGTCATCACCTTCGTTTTGAAGTACTGCCAGAGCGCGATGCCGATCAGCACCAGCACCGCCCACACTCCCTTCTTCGCCAGTTCACCGCGCAGATCCTCGTAGAACTTCGCCCGTTCTTCTGCCTTCCTGATCAACGCCTCATGGGCACGACGGTGCCCGTCCGGATCGCTATCAGGGAAACCCTTTGCGAGATCGTCGACGCGATCAATCACCACTTTCAGATCCTTTTCGAGCACTTCGAGCGAACTCGCGTTTTCGACATGCCGCTGACCGATTTCGTCGCGCAATCTATCTAGCGCGTCAGCAACGGCTCTAAAACCGTCGCCTTCGGTGTGCGGCGGATGTTCCTCATATCGCATCCGCTCACCCATTCCTTACCCCGTAATGGCCTTTCGTTATTGGATGGTTCTATAGCCAGCCCACACGCTGTTAAATCGCTCGAACTTCATCCAGTTACCAGCTGCTGGCGTGAGATTCGTGTTGCCGTTGCCGTACATAAATGCGTTGCTGTTGAATAGAAAGGTGGTGTTGCCGTCGGCATGCTGAATCGAGAGATCGCAGCCATCAAAGCCGCCAAGGATGTTCGTTACCGTCGTAGGCGACGGCTGATTGACTGTCACCTTTTCGTAGCCGAAGACGTTCAGCACCGCTCCCGTAACCGGCTTAACGTTCGCGGGATGCTTGTTGTTCGAATAGGTCCATCCCGTCTCCTGCCCGAATGTTCCTGCTGCAAACACACCAGCCAATCCGACCTGCGTGAAGTCGTTATCGGAGAAGTCATTGTCCGAATAGATCAGGCCTGCCATGAACGAAATAACGAGCCCGTAGTTCGTCTTGCGCGCGGCACCCGCCCGCTCGTCGATGACCTTGTTCCCGGTGATGCGGATGCCTGCGTAGACACCAGGAAGATTGGTCGCGACCAGGATTCCCGTGTCCTGAACGGTCGGGAAACGCGCTGTCGGATTGTTCGGCTGATAGATCAAGTTGTCTTTGATGAGGCAACTCGTACAGTTGCCGCCCAAGTCGGTACCGACCTTGATGCCGCATTGGGTCGAATACATGATGATGTTGTCGACCACGGTGCTTTGATTTGTCGCGTCGATTCCGAATAGGCCGGCGAAGACACAGACATTCCCCTGCACGATGCATCCGACGTTGTTATGAATGCCGTCTTGGCCAAGGCCGATGCCGTCCTCTGCAGCGTTGCGGTTGTCGTAGCAGAAGTTGTCCTGCACCGAGATAAAAGCGTCGCCTGCGCCATAGGCGATCATGAAGCCGTTTTCAAGGCCGCCACCGCGCACCTGCGTTGGAGGTGTGCCACGGTTCACGTAGTTGTTCGTGATGTCCACGCCCCACGACACGCCCGCGTCCAGATTGCCAGTGATGCCATCCGTGCGGATTGCAGTCGTGCCAGTACTGATGACGTGGTTGCGATCGATGACACCGCTCTTTCCATAAAAGACGCTGATGCCACCCCACCCCATGTTTTGCACCAAGTTGCCCTGGATGCTGAAGTTGCTGTTCGGCGCTGCACCGCTTGTCGCGTAGAGCGTGATGCCGTCGCCGATGCAGTTCCGGATGTAGCAGTTCTCGATGACGGAGCCATCACGGCCGTCCGACCACACGGCACCGAACACGTTGCTCAGGTTATTCGCGACGTTCCCATAGATGCCGATCCCGACGAGACCGCAGTTCGCGGCGAGGATCTTGAACATCGCCTGCGCGTCGATGCCGATGGCGTTGTTCGCAGCCTTGAACGTGTTGGCGTAGCGGTTGCCAGACAGCAGCTTGACGTTCGGATAGTTGAAGTACACCGAGCGCGTCATCGTCAGATTGACGCCGTCGCTCACGAACACGACACCGCCGCCGCGTGCGCCAACGTAGTCGAGGGCTTTCTGAACGCGCGCCGTGTCGTCAGTCGAACTGAATCGCGCATCCATCAACCTGAAATTGTTGGCGATCAGATCGTACAGTGACGAACTTCCAGAAATCGACTCGTCGGTGATGGTCGCCGTTCCGGGCTTGTTCAGCGAAAGCGTGGTGCCGGTCTTGATGAATACGGTGCCGACGCCCACCGGAATCGGTGCGTCGAAGATGACCTTGTAGTTGTCGACGGTGAAGCCGTCGAGCTGCGGAGTAGCGTCAAAGTAGGTGAAGGCATTCGCGGCGCTGCCCGGCGCGCGCGAGAGCGTGAGCTGTGTCGTCGTCCCGGGGGTGAAGTCGACACCAGCGACGAACGTGTCCAGCTTCATGTCGCCAGCACCAACGCTCGGCGGGATCGGAAACATTGTCTGTGTTCCGCTCGCGTCAAATCCGAGCAGGTTGCCGGCGCGGGCGGCCGCTTCCGGCAATGTGCCATCACGGCCAATTTCGGTTGGCGGGAAATGAAGTGCGCGGCTCGATGTGCTGGCGATATCCTGCAAGGCCATCCATATGCGATCGAAGTCCGCGTTCACCGTCAGCGCACGCAGATCGCCATTGAATTGATAGTCCTTTTGGCGTTCGAGCGCGACAGAGCGATACATGATGATCGACTGGCCGTTGCTCGGAGCGGCATTGAAAATCACCGTGGCTTCATCGTCGCCGAGGCCAGTTATCGTGTAGAGAGCAGTTTCATCACCATCGAGCAGCACCGTTAGGTCAGCCTCGACCAGAATGCGAAAGGGCACGGTGTATTGAGTGGCGATGCCGTTTCCCGTATAGGAAACGATGGGGTCTTGAATGGGGACAGTCATGGCCGGTCCTGAGCGAAGGTTGCTGCATTCTTCGTCGGACCGGAGGTCAGAATCCTGACTAGCGCTCCAGCTCGAATTCGACCTCATGCGAGCCGATTCCTGGCCGCCAGTCGTCTCCGCGCGGTGAATCTGGCGCGATGCCACCCACGACTTTCCCGATGCGGACTGGCGCCTCCAGGATCGCGCTCGCGCCGCTGTCGAGATAATCGTCGGGCTGGGACTTTACGATCGGGTTCCAGTCTTTCATCTGGTCCCAGAGCGGGCCGTCCAGCACATCGGTGTGCGCCCACATCACGCCCGACTTCAGCGGCGGCTCAAGGCCGGCGAGGATCTTTTCGTTCTTGTTCACGCTCGCCGTGCGCTCCATCACGGCGCAGTGCAGGCGGCGCTGCTTGATCGCTTTGCGCAGCAGCTTCGGCACGAACGATCCGACGCCGTTCGTCTCGACGTAGATCTGCGGCACCTGATATTTCTCGATGATGTCGCATGCCTGCATCACCTGACCGCTCGTGATCTGCGCGTTATCTCCGTCTGAGAATTCTGCGTATTCGCCGATCATCGCCTGCGCAACCTGCCAGTAATAGTTGCCGCCCGTGTCGTCGAAGATCAGCGACAGCGCGGAGTCGTCGCCGCCCACCTTGCCGAGTGCGCAGTCCCAATAGCAGCGCGCGCCGATGATGCGCGCCGCGCCGAGCATCATGCGCATTTCGCCGTTCGCGCGCTCGATGATCGGCTCCGCGCGGTACGGTTTCATCTTCTCCGGGTCGAGACGGGATTCCGTGATCGGCTTGGCTTCGAGCTGATACTGGCTGTCCCAATAGTTCAGCGTGCGCGTCTTCTGCCGGCGCTTGCCGATGTCCTCGCGCGTGAAGCGCTCGGGCCAAGCGCAGTGTGCGTAGATGTCGAGCACGACGCCGGGCGGTGCAGCGAAGACGACGAACTGCCCCTCGACGCGATAATCGGTGCCCTCCTTCAGCAGCCGCGCGTGCTTGTAGATGCCGGTCATCACATAGAGACCATCGGCACCGGGCACGAAGGGGAAGCGATAGCGCGTCTGGTTCGACGTGTCCTCGTAGCGAATCGAGGATTCGAACAGCGGGATTTTCAGCGAGGCAGCGCCCGCAGAGATCAGTTCTGGGTAGATCGAGTCGTGTGTGTGTGGCGTGCCGATGTACGTTTCCTGCCCGCCCGGAACCAGAATAAAGGTCGCCTCCTGAATCTTCAGGCGCAGATTTTCTCGAGCCTCGGGCGTCTTGATGTTCTTCGGCACCTCGACGTCGTCATAGTCGATGCTGTCCGCGCGCGCCGACGTCACGTTCTGATCGACGCCGACCGCGGTCATGCTGGCGTTACGAGGATCGGCCGCGCCGTTCACCCAGAACATTTGAGAACCCGGCTTCGTCGGCAGCATGCCCACGCACAGCGGATGCCGACGCAAGACGTTGATCACGTCGCGGGTGAGCTTCTTCGAGAGCGGTCCGTCCGCAGACCAGATGAGCGAGCGCAGGCGCGGATCGCGATAGAGACACCACGCCTTGAAGACGGCATAGATCGTGGACTTGGCCGCGCCGCGGAACACCTGGAGCACGCGCACCGGGTCGTCGCATGTCTCCAGCCAGTTGCACACGCGCACGTGCAGCAGCGGAACTTTCCAGCCCTGCACCTTCGCCCACATCAGGAAGAAGGCGAGGAAAGAGACCTTAGCCCTTTCCATGGACGCGCTTGTCGAACTGCGCTTTCGCTGCGCTCTTCTGCGCTTGGCTCAGCAGGCGCGCGGCCTCCTTCTCTGCGGCGGCGATTTCGGCGTCGAGCTCGTCTTCCGTCTCGTGCACAGCGTTCGCGCCGTCGCCCGCGGCGCTGCCCTTCTGGATGGAGCCGACGAGCGACTCGACGCGGCCGATCAGCATCACGGTCGCGGCCGCGTTCTTCTTCGACCAGTAGCGATCGCCGCGCGTGGTCTTGTCCATCGTCTGGAGATCGATGCCCGCGCCCGGCCACTTCTCCGGGTCGGCCTCATCGAGAAAGACATCGGTGAGGCGCTCCGACAGCGCCTGAAGCTTTTCGTATTGGTCTAGCCGCATCACTGCCCCCCCGATTTAAATTTCTGTCTCTCGACGTAGTCTCTCTGCCACGCGCGGACTCGATCGAGATTGGCCTTTTGGTACCTGCGCACATTCTCTCTCGCGCGCTCGTTGTTTTCACGGTACCACTTCGTAGCGTATTCCCGATTCGCCGGGGCCATGCATGACTTACATTTGTGATCCCAATAGGTCCGCCCGTTGCTTCGAGTCGATGCATAAAACGTGTTTATTGGCTTCTCTTCTTTGCAGCACTTGCAGATTCGTTTCATTGGCCGCCCCACATGTTTGCGAAGTCTGGCGCTCGGCTAGGAGACGATTCTCCAGGACGCCAGAAGAAGTCGTTACCATACTGCTTGTTGGACCGATTGACGTTGCGCTGCGTCACGCCGGGCGAAAGGTTCTCGGCGATGTTATCGAAGATCAGCCTGTTCCACACCGTGCGCCAATACCATAAGTTCACCAGCGGCGTGTTGTTCTGCGCGAACTTCAGCATGTCGGCCGCGACGTGCGTGTCTTTCCCGGCCGCCGCGTCAGTCGCGTTCTGATAGGCGATGTGCAGCGGATCGAACAACACCGAGCCGACCGGGCCACCGACGATAGCGCCGACTGCCGAGCCATAGTCGCGCGAGGTCAGCGCCGAATTGAGCATGTCGCCCGCGAAGCCAGCGCCGCCGCCCTTCAGGAACGCCTGAGTCCAGAACATCGCGGATTGCTTCGGGTCGCCCCACATCGCCTGTGGGTCCTTGCCGTAGATGATGTTCTTGATCTGATTCGCGACCGCGCCCATGAGCGTCGTCGAAAGCACGAGCGCCGCGCCATAGGCGAGCGGATTGGCGAGCGTCGGCGCGCCCTCGACGCGGAAGTCGCCCGAGCGCTGCATATCCGCGAGACGCCCCCAATGCCGCGTCATCATCGCGATCGGGAATGCCTTGAACTGCATGAACGTCTTGCGCAGTTCGCCGCCCCACGTGCCGGGCGTCGCCGACGTGATGACCTTCGTCGTGAGATCGGGATTCAGCACCGCGTATTCGCCTTCCTCTCGAATCATGCCGAGCACTTTAGGCACGATGCTCGCGGCGTCGGCGTGGCCGGTGCCGTAGATCGCGTCAGGCGTCAGATACTTGTTGCCGCCGTATTCGCCCGGCTTCGCGGTATTGATGACGTTCCAGTCCGATTCGGTGATGCCCGAGCGCCCGAGCGAGCGGCGGTCCCATTCGGTCAGATCGCCCCATTTCGTCCCGGCCATCTCCCCGAGTCCCTTCATCATCTGCGCCTGGAACGCCGTGCGCGTCGCGTCGGTCCAGCCGGTGACGCCGCCGAACTTCATCGTTGACGCCGCGAGATTGCTCGCCCATGTGGTCGAGAGGTTGTCGGTTCCCCACCGGTTCAGGCCGTGCTCGAACTGCTCGGCGATCAGGCCTTGCGAGGAGAGCCAGTCGCGAAAATCCTTGCTGCCCGGCGCGGCGAGGCGCGCGGCGGTACCGAGCGTCTTGAAGAACGGCACCTTGTTGTAGCCGGCCGTCACGAATAGCGTGCCGACGTCGCCGAGCGCGGCGAGCAGCGTGCCCTGCAGCTTGATCGCGCTGACCGTCGTGCGAATCGTCTGGAACTGGTGCGCCATTGCAGGGTTGACCGGCGTGTTCGTCGTGCCGTTCACGTAGTTCCAGTACGCGCCGACCGACGTCATGCCGCCTTCGAGCGTGCGCAGTTCGGTGTTGTCGTGCACGGCAGTCAACTGCATTTGCGTCTGCATGTTGCGCGTCGGATTCGGGCCATAGCGCTCGACGAGCGTGATGTTCTTCGCCATGCCGCCGATGTGATCGTTCAGCGCATCGAGCAACGAGCCTTCGCCGAATTTCGCGTTATAGGCCATGTGCGCGTCCGCGTCCGCGAAGTGCAGCACGCGATGCTGTGAGCCGGCGTTCGCGCGCCCGCCCGTACCCGTCGTCTCGCCCGGCGTGATCTTGCTGACGCCGCCGTAGGCGATCGTGTCCCAGATGCCCTGCGTGCGCGGCGCGACTCCCTGCCCGCGCGCGGCGGCGTTGGCCTTTTCCCACGGCACGCGGTCGTCGCCGGTGAGCATCTTGCGCAGCTCGACGTCGCCCATCTGATTGCCGCTGTCGTCGAGATAGCGCGAGCGGTCGAGCAGCGGCATCACGGCGTCGGCCCACGCGGCGCGCTGCACATCCGATCCATCGCCGAGTACCTTCGATTGGCTGTGCCGGATCGGCACGTATCCGTAGTCGAGCTCGCCGACGTTGCCGCCGGCCGAGTTGAAGCGCGTGCGCATCGCGTCGGTCGTCTTGCTGATTTGCGTCGCGGCGGCCTTCGCAACGTCGTTGCCGGTCGAGCCGTCCGCGCCGCGGTAGATCTCGCGGATGATGTCGCGCTCCATCGCGGGATTGTCGACGTCGAACGCGCGCGCGATGAAGTTCTGGCCGTGTTTCATGGCGTCGATCGCGCCCATCGTGCCGCGCATGTAATCGGCCTTCACCGCGCCGATCTGCGTGTACGTCTCTTCGATATCGGACTTCACCGCTTTCTCGCGCGCCCGCTTCGCATGCGCTTTCTCGGGATCGGCATAGAGTCGCTCGTTCACGCGGTCGGTCGTCTCGATCTGCTTGGCGACCTGCTGCAGCTTGCGCTGCTTTGCGAGTTCCGCTTCGTGTTCCAACTGCTGGCGCGCGAAGTCCGCGCCGGCCGCGGTGCGCTCCGCCTGCGTCATGCCGCGCCACGCGTCGATGTCCTGCGCGGCGACTGAGCGCATGCCCGCGCGAACGCGGTTCTCGATGCCGTCGATCTCCGCCTTCGTCAGCGCGCGGCCGGCCGCTTGCGTGACTGCCTGAATGCACTTATCCCGCATCTCAATCCCCGTTTCCAATGAAGCAATTCGCCGCGACCGACAGCAGATTCGCGTCGTCTAGCGTGGCCTGATGCTCGTCGTCGATCGTGCGCAGGATATCGCCGATGGAGCCCTCCTGATGCCCCGCGTTGGCATCGACGTGCACGACGGTATCGGGGCGCTCCAGCGCCGTCTGGCGCACGCTCTGTTCGATCGGGCTCTGCGGGGCTGCTTGCTGCGCGCCGGGCGCTCGCTGTTGCGCTGCCTGCTGCGCTACTTGCTCGGCCTGAGGCGCGGCTTCGCGCGGCGCGGCCTCGACAGGCTGCTCGATCGCAGAGCGCGACACGGATTCGGCGGAGGCGCGCGGCGCGACCGGTGTTTCGACTTCCGCCGCGCGCGCTGCGCCGATGTCGCGCGCATAGCGCCCGAGCACGTCGCCGCTCATCAATTCAGGCGGCACTCGGTCGAGCACGTCCACGGGCTCGCCGGCGTCCATCTGGCGCGCGGCAACCTCAAATGCGTCCTGGTGCGTCGCCATGCTCGCGACGTCGTCGGCCGGCCCGATGTGCGCGTCATCGACGATGCGCTGTCCGTGCGCGAGGAACGCCGCGTCGGTCTGTGCCGGCGTCGGATCGAATGTCGCATTCGTGATCTGGTGATTCGCCGCGTATTCGTCGAAGCGCTTCAGATAGGCGATCGTCTCCGGATCGGTAGGTTTCCCGCCCGCGTGCACGGCCTGCGCCTGCTTCACCCCGCCGTTGTATTCGGTGATCGCCGCGCGCATATCGCCGTCGTAGCGCTTCAGGAGATCGGCAGCGTAGTTTGCGCCCGCGTCGATTGAGTTCACCGGGTCGGCCGGATCGCCTTTGCCGTAGCGCGCAAACGTGCTGTCGATGAACTGCATCACGCCCTTCGCGCCGGCCGGGCTGACCTGATTGCTGTTCGAACGCTCGCCGCGGTTCTTGATGAAGAGCAGCATTTCGGGTGGCACGCCTGCGGCTTGCGCGGCCTGCGTCGCGTAGGCATCGAGCGCGGCAGAGTTGAACGGCAGCGCCTTGCGCGCGTCGACGCTCATTTCGGTGATCGGAACCGATGGCGCGGCGCTCGGCGTCGCGGGCTTCGGCGCGGTCTCCGCAGCACCTGTCGCGCGCTTCGCGCCGGCCAGATGCGCACCACCGAAGACGCCCGCTACGACCGTCGATGCAGCGAGATTAACCGGGTCGAGCGGGTCGATCTGGTCGGCGAGGTGATCGTAATTCGCGTTCTTCAGGATGGCCTTCTCGGCAGCGCCTTGCGTCACAGCGAAGCCTGGACCGCCGATCGCGACGAGGCCCGCCGTGCGCGCAAGCGTCGAGCCGCCGACAGGCAGCACCGCACCCAGACCGCCGAGCGCGCCTTCGACCGCACCGACCGCCGTGCGCGTGCCAACGTCCACGCCCTCGCGTTTCAAATCCTCCGCGCGCGACAGGCCGATTGAGCCGCCGCCGACGATCGCGCCCGCCACCGGGCCGCCGAGCACCGCAGCGGGAACGACCTGTGTGAGCGACGAGACCGCGCCCTGCACGATCTGATCAATGACCGTGCTGTTCGTCGGGTCAGGCTTGAGCGTGCTTGCGAAGTCGTACGCCGCTGTTCCGGCGCTGCTCTCGAACAGGTGCCCGGCCTTGCCGAGTGCGATCGCCTTATTGATGCGCGCGTCGTCGGCCTGCTGCAAAGCGGGATTGAGCAGCGCCTGATCGGGATCTGAATAGACCTGACTCAGGCCCGCGGCAGTGTCGGCGGCAGCGCCGGCGAGATTCGCCGCGCCCTGTCCGAGCCCGCGCCCCGCCGCGCGCGCGACCGAGGTAAGCGATGTGCTCGGCGCGGGCGCAGCGGGCTCGGGCACGTTCGCCTGATTCTGGCCGGTGAGGAAGTCCGACGTGCTGTCGGAATAGAGCGGATCGAGGGGCATGATCAGAACGGGTTGTCAGCGGTGGTGGTGACGGGCGCGGCGGCCTGCTGCGGCTTCTGCCCGCGCGTGAGGTGGATCGTCACGGGCGCGCCGGTCTGGTCGGTGACGAACTTCGAGCCGGTGACGACCGCGTACGTGCCGCGCACGCCGACACGCATGAGTTGATAGCTCGGGAACTTCGACATGAAGTCGCCCGCGGGGATCGGCTTGCCGTTGGCGTAGACGGTATCGATCGGTGCGCCGCCAATCTGATTCTCGATGTTGCCCGCGCCGGCCGTCTTCACGCTGCCCTGGAATTCGTCGTCGCTCCAGCCATACGGGCGTGCGACTTGCCGTGGCTTGCCGCTCGGCAGCGTGCCGCCCGTGTTCGAGATGCCGCCCGTTGCCGTGTCGATGCCGCCCTGCACGTCCGAGGAATTCGGCTGCTCGCGCCCGTTGCGGTGCGCGTTCGAGATGGCGATGTAATAGGCCATCTCTTTCGCGTCCTGCTCCTGATTCGGCGGCAGCGTGCCATTCACCGCGGTCGCGATCTGCGCGCGCATGCCGGTGCCGGCCGCCTCGTCGATCTTCACCGTCTTGTCGGTGATAGCCTGCTGCCCGTCTAGGATGTAGCTCGCGACCGGCCTGCCCTTCGTGGTCATCAGCGGCTGACCGTCGCCGCCCGCCGAGCCTGCTTTCAGCGCGAGTGCGACCGACGGGTTCTTTTCCTTCCATTGCTCGGCGAGATCGTTGATGCGCGCCGCGTTGTTAGAGGCCGCGCCGATTTGCGTCAGCAACTGAGATTTCGCATCGGTGGACAGAGAGTTGATGGTGTCGAGCACCTTGCTCGCTTCGTCGGGCGTGAAGAGGGAAACGCGCCGGCCGGCCTGCTGGTCGATGATGCCAGCCGCCGCCGCGCGCCCGGTGATCGAGGTGAGCAGATTCGGGATCGATGAAGTGTCGAGCGGGGGGATCTGCTGGATGACGCCGCGGTCGAGCGCCGCGTTCCACGGGTCTTTCTTGTACGCCTCGATGCTCGCGTCGTAGATCTGTTGGCGCGCCTTCACGGCTTTCGCAGTGAGCGGATCGGTGCCGACGCCGGGCGTGTTCGCGTCCGACTGGTCTTTCTGGATTGCCGCGCGCATCGCCGGGATCGACAGGCTTGAGAATCCCGCGTTCTGCGCCGCAGCCGTGATCAGGCGTTGTGTGTCGGCCGCCGCCGCGGTGCCGGTCGTGGCGTCGGTCAACTGTTGGATATAGGCGGGGCTGAACTGCTTGCCCGAATTGAGCAGGTCGGATGCTTGGTTGTATGCCGTGATGGCCTGAGTCTCGCGCGCCTGATCAGCCGACGCCTGCTGATTCTCCAGCGTGAGCCGTTGCGACACCACCGAGGAGAGAGCCTGATTCGTCTGCTCCGGGCTCATCTTCCCGGCATAGAACCCATCCGAAGCGGTCAGCGCACGCTCAACGGCAGTCAGCGCGCCGACGTCGCCCGCGGCGCGCGCCTCGATAATTGCCCGGTTCGCATGGTCGTAATACTGGCGGTTCGACCAGTCGGTGACAGTCTTCTGCGCGACAGCCGGCGCAATGCCCGCGCTCGGCGCGGCGCTCAGATATGCGTTGCCGACACTCGCGACTTGATCGTTGATCGTGCCGGGATTGAGCGCGATGCTCTTGCCGCCCGTGTCGAGCATCGAGCCGACGTTCGTCGCAATCTGCTGCTGCGTGTTCTTCATCAGCGCCTGCTGCGTGCTGAGATCGACCGTGCGATTCAGCCCTTGCGCTTGGATCTGAGTCACGCGCTTGTAGTGGTTGTCGGGCAGCGCGCCGATCGTCGCATCATAGGATTGCTGCTTGGCGTCGTTGACCGCCGCGACATATCCCACCTGATCGAGCTCACCCGTCTGCAGCTTCTGATCGGCATCCTTCACAGCGACCTGCACATCGGTCTGGTGCTGCTGATACGCGACCGCCGCGCTCGTGCGCTGCAGATCGTCATCGAGCTGCTGTTTCTGCTGGTAGAGGTTCGCGGCGAGTTGCTGACCCTGCGCGCCGATTTGCTCGGTCGCCTGCGCGGAGCCTGCGCCGAATGCAGACGGCCGGTACTGAACGTCCGGCGCGGTCTGCGCGACGACGTCGCCCTGATTGCCGAGTGGGATGCGTGCCATGTTTATTTGCCCTGCGTGGTGGCGGCCGTCTTCCAGCCGTATTTCATGGTCAGAGATGACCCCGCGCGCAACGCCGAAGACAGCGCCCCGAGTCGCCCCGCGCGCGCCGCGTCATCGCCGCTTGCGCGATCGAGCCCGGCCTGAGTGCGCAGGCTCGTCGCCTTCGTGTCCGCGCTCAGGATCGTATTCAACGCGTCCTGCTCGGAGTTCTGCGCGATCTTCGTGCGCACGTCGTTCGCGGTGCCCTGCGAGACATCGACTCCGGACGCGGCGAGCGCGGCGTTCGCCTGCCCGACGTTGCTCGCGCCCTGCGCGCGGATGCGCTTGGCCTGCTGATAGCCCTGTGCCTGCACGCTGTTGGCTTGGGATTCTTCCTGCGCGGCCTGCGCGTAGGAAGCATTGCGCGTCGCATTGCCCTGCATCACAGAGCCGGTCGCGCTCATCGCGGTCGAGCCGATCATCAGGCCTGCGGTCGTCGGATCACACATGGGGAACCTCGAAGAGATAGCCGGCTTTCTGAAGGCCGAGCATTTCGAAAAAGCGAGCCAGTTTCTCAATCTGTGCGGATCCCGTCGAGACGCCGAGCGAGATATCCGCCGCACCGCGAGCCTGCGCGAATTCAATGTAACGGCGCACGAATCGCACAGCCGTCATACCGCCGCGATACTCGGGCAGAACGTAGAGACAGAGATCGCTAGCCATGCGCTCCTCAGCCATCCAGTGATCGACGACCATCCCGACCATGCCGCCGATCGGCACACCGTCTTGCTCCGCGATCATCACGAAGCCATCCGGACTATCGACCAGCGTGCGGAAAAGGCGCTCAAGCTTCGCTGGTGCGTACGTCAGGCGCTTGTAGCGCGGCGATTCTGCCGTCATGTGGCGCCCGAGGTCCACGAGCACCGGTACGTCTTCTTGTGTTGCATTTCTGATCATGGCTTACCCATTGTTGACGGTGAAGTGACGTATGAACGCGAGCACGTGCCATTGATACGGCTGGTCCTGTTTCAGCGAAATCTCGGATTTCGTGTCCCACCCGGAACGCGAGATTTCTTTGTCTCCGGTAAATGGCGCGGGGGCTTTGTCGAGTACGTTTTCGCCGAACGCCTGAAACGCGATGCGCTGATTGTCGACCACGATATTGATCGACTCCAGCATGCGGATAATCGCATCGCCGCTGCGGACCTGATTTCCTTGCGAAGTGGTAACGCCTCCCGAGACGTTCGGCGATAGCGTGATGATCTCGCTGTCGTAGTGCAGGCCGACTTCGATAGATTGCGCCGAGCGCGGCAGCGTGATCGTGCCGCCTGTCACGGTGATTTGCCCCATGTAGACGCCGTCCGCTTTCACGTCGCAGGATTTTCCTTCGAGGGCATCGAACCCATCCCACTCTGTGGCGCCACCGGCATTTGTCCCGACGATCGCCGCATCGGTCATCACGTCTTGATCGAACTGTTCGACGAATTGCACGGACTGTCCGCCGATCGTGCGTTGCACCACCGCGAACAGAACATCTCCATCCTCGCCGGGGATCACCGCGACCGACTTATAGAGCCCGTCAGTCGTATGCTGCGCGAAACCGCAGACGTCATCATCACGATCGTAGGTGAGGCTCACGAGCACGCCATCGCTTCGGACCATCCACACGACAGGGTTCGGCTCAGCCTGGAACGCCATGTCGACGATGCCGGGGCCGGTGATGTGCGCGGCAAGGCGAGTCAGGTTCTGCGAGCGGAACGAATCGGTATTGAAGTCGTACGCCATCGAGCGAATCTTCTTCGCCGCGCGTTGTGCGTAGATCAGCTCATTCGCGACGCGCACCGGGCGGGCTTGCGAGCAGCCGAAAATCGACTGACTCTGGATGTTGATGTTCGTTGGCGTCACAGATGAAGCGCTCCCGCCGCTAACCGTGAACTCCTCGCCTTGCGTCAGAACCGTCAGGATGCGCGAGGACGCAAGGTGCTCGATCTGATTGACCTGATCCGACGATGCAGCGTACGAGAACGCGTCGTCGTCGTCCGTGCCGGGCGTGAAGTCGAAGTAAAGCCCGGTGCTGCTCGCCCAGATGGTGCTCGGGAAGTTATCGGAACCTGCCGCATAAAGGCGCTGCTGGTAAAGACTGACCGCGCGCGGATAGCCGTCGACGGCATTCCAGACATCGGTCTTGAGCGACCAGCTATCGGGCGGAGCCGTCACCGTCCCGGAAAGCTCTTTGACGATTTGCCCGAACACCTTCGAGCCATTGACGTACTGAGTGATCTGAACGAGGCCGCCATCGACATCGACGTATGCGCCGACGTCGGAAGAGCGGAACGCGGCGCCGCCGCCGTATTTGTACATCACGCCTATTGCGCCGCCCGCCAGCAGTGAACCGTTGAAGGTGAACGTGATCTGCGTCGAGTTCGGCACACTCGCCACCGCATACACGCCGTCGAGCCCGGCTGACTCGAACCCGGAAAGCGTGATCGTGTCGCTCGTGGTTAGCCCGTGCGGGTCAACCGACGTGAGGGTCATCGTCGTGCCGCTCAGCGAGACGGATTGAACAGCGATCGCCGGTCCGTCCGCTACGAGGGTGATCGTTCCGTTGAGCGGGCCAGAATTCGAAGGTGTGATGGGCGCGCGCGGCGACTGGTCAAGCTTCCACGCATCGGCAGCAAAAGACGCTGTCTCGAACGCAGCGTCGACGTTCACGCTCACAACGAATCCGTTCGTGAAGCCTGTAATCTCAGCACGGCCCGCACCCGCGATGATGTTTCTGCCGATATCGCTCGGCAAGAAAACGGAGAACTGTGCAGTCACCGTTGCGGCGCCTACTGCAGTCGAGGAAAGGGTCATCGTGCCAGCGGGGCGAAACCCAATCTCGTCGATCGGAGACGGGTCAAACGGCGCATCTCCGATCGACCACGCAGCCGACGACAGACGCACCAGCCGCTTCATCGGAAAGGCCGCATGAGCGAGAAACATCGTGTCCGCGCCCTGCGTGAATTCGACGTCGAACACGCGATCCTGCGCGTAGGGCGTCGCGATTTCGATCGGCACGCCCGTTGAGGCGACCTGCCCGTCGACCGTGAAGAATCGCGCGTACGAATCGCCAACCTCTAACACGTACGCTTGACTCTTGTTGAACACAAACGGAATCAGTCGCGTCGTTCGATCCGCATATTTGGCCTTTGCCAGAATGCGCGTGCCGGGCCGACGCTTCGAGCCGCCCGCGATCTGCGGGACCGCGTTGAGCATGCGCTTCGCGCCGTTCTGATACCGGTTGATGTCGACGTGGCCGCCCAGATCCGGAGACAGCTCGCCCGCATTGAAACTCGTCTGAATGATGGTGAGTTTCGGCATGGCTCAGCGTCCCGGCGCGCTGCGATAGCCGTTCAGGCGATTCGCGAGCAGAGGGAAGTCGCCGAGCGTCTCGTCTCGATCGTCCTGCCCGTTCGCGGCCTTGGCTTGCTTAAATGCCATCTGGAACTGCGCTTCCATACTCTGCTGCATCGACGATGACTGTGTGATCGGATACGCAAGCACCGATGCCATCTTCATGGTGACAAGTTCGACGAGCGTGTCATCCCATGTCGACTCGATGGTGTTGTGGAACACGTAGACGAGTGGCAACGAATTCGCATCGCAAAGGATGCGCTGCCCCTCCATCGTGAAATCGAGTGCGCAGTCTCGAGCGCCCACCTGAATCGTGCGCAGCCAGTCAGCCGGAAGCTGGTACTGATAGGCGTAGTCGAACGCGGGCGTCATGGTGAGCGGCGCGAGCACGACGCGCTTTACCGCGCTGTTCCATGGATGTGCACGTAGCATTGCGTCGCGCACGCTCGGATAGAGGTTGGCGCATGCGGTCGCCGCGTCGGTGCCGTCCTCAAAAGACGAAATCGGCTTGTCGCCGAGTCGGATCAATGCGTTCGAGCAGATGGATACGCTGCTTGTCATGGGTGCCTCAAACAAAAATGCCGGGAGCGCGAGCCCCCGGCATGTTCAGCAAAACGACCTAGCCGGGCACGCGCCGGATTTAGTCGACCACGTAATCCACGATCACCGAGATGAGCTGACCGGCCGGCGTGGCCGCGCCCGCGATCGTTCCGACGACATCGACCTCGTACGGCGTGATGTACGACTGCCCGGCGTTCGTCAGCGTGCCGGTGAGGCCGTCCACCTTCTGTGCAGAAGTGATCGATGCTGCCGCGGTGATCGTGCCGCTGATCGCAGTCTTGTCCGACGTCTTGCGCAGCGACAGTGCCATCGTGCTCGACGCGGTGCCTGCAGCGTTGTTCAGCCAGACACCCGTGATGCGCGCGCCCTGCGGGATGCGACCGAAATAGATCGTGTCGGCAATCTGCGCGGCGTTGGCGTTGATCTGGCCGAACATGATGCGCGAGCGGCCATGACGCTCGTTTGCCTGAAGCTTGCTCGTCGGCGACGTGGCGAGCTTCGCCATTTGAATCGAATTGACTTCTGCCATTTCTATGCTCCTGATTCGTTGAGAGGTGCCAGTCGCTTAGAACTGGTAGTCGATCGTGACGACCTTCTTTTCATCCGTGCGCACAGCGCCGTACGACTCAGCGATGTAGATCTGCGTCGCGTTCTTCTTGTCGCGGCGCGGACCGATATCGATCTCGCGATTCAGGCCGGTGCCGAACTGTGTCGAGCTGCGAGCATATGCAACGGTCGTTTTCACCGTGCTCACGGTCTTGAGCGCCTCGTACGGGATCCAGTTGAAGCCAAGCCATTTACCGGCAAGGCGACCTTCCTGCAGCATCTGCACCGACATGAAGTCCGCACTCGTGAGCGTCGTGTCGCTCAGGATGTCTTCGAGCATTTCAGCGTCATACAGCATGTAAAGGTCTTCGCCGTTCTGCTCGTCGGCTTCAGCCTTCCGGAACAGCTTCTTCGCGGTGATCAGCTTAGCCTTCGTCATGCCCGTGCCGCCATCGACGATCTTCTGTCCGGACGGCAGCGCGATCGAACCGTAGGGCTGCGCTTCGCCCGCGCGCGTGATGGCCGTACCGATCAACGCGTTGTAGATGACCGAGTCTTTCTTGCGGTTCAGCGCTGCCACGCCGTTCTGCGTGTACGGGCCTTGCGGGTTGGCCTTGAGCTTCGGCACGTCGAACTTGTCGACCGGCGTAGCCCAATCCTTGTCCTGCATGAGCGCAACGCGCGTGTCGTTCGTGTTGTCCGCCCATTCGGTGTCGCCCAGGCGGTTCGTGACGTCGTTGGCTTCGGTCGCGCCCAGGTTGTTCGCCGTGAAGCTGCTGCCCTCGACTCCGCCGATGTCCATCACGGTGGACTGAAGGCGCGACTCCTTCTGCTGCGCGGCCATGATGAAGCCGTCAGCGAACTGCTGTACGAATGCTGCGGTGATCGTGTCGTTGACTGCCATGATTTTCGACTCCCGAAAATTTGCGATGTGGTCTTGTCGCCATTCAGGGTGTCCGCGTGAGCGGGCCTGTCATACGCCCTCACGTCGGCGAACGTGAGGCATCGGGCTATCTCGGGTGTCCGCACGCCACTGCGGGCCGAATGACAGCGATCATCGTTTCGGGGAGCGGTCAGAATCCTGACTAGATGCGCAGACGAAAAAAAGCCCGCACGAGGCGGGCTGTAAAGACCTGCGAGGAGACTCGGTTAGACCACGGGGGCGGTGCCGTACTTGCGTGCGTAGTAGGAATCGATGCGCGCGCGCGTCGCTTTGTGCTGCGGGTGTTTCGGACTCGTGTTCGCCTCGGACACCATCAGTTGCTTGATCTCGTCGTCGGTCGCGAAGCCCGCCGAGCGTGCATCATTCGGCAGCGAGTCTTCGCTAAACTCCGGACCGATCGCAGCCATCAGGCGCACGAACGTCGGATTGTTGCCGAGCCCGGCTTTCTCGATGTCGTCATAGGTCAGGCCCGCGGCTTCGGCCACCTTGCTCGCCGCGTTATACGAGAGGCCGACGTTCTTCTTGAACTCGCCGTCATCCTTCCACGTGGCGCGCAGTTGCTCGGTTGCCTGCTCGGCATTCAGTTGCTGACCGCCGCCCGCGAGCTGCGGCGCGAGCGTGAAATAGCGTTGCATCACGCCGTCGAATTGCTTCTGCGTGAGCCCGAGCCCGTGCATGTCATCGCGGAACTGCGTGAAGAGCTTGTCTTGCGACAGATCCGGCATTGACTCTTTCAGCGCGTCGGGCACGGTGACGGTGTAGTCGGTCGATGCTTTCGGCGGGACCTCGCCGGTGCCGAGGCGCTTTTCGAGCGAGCCATGCGCCTCAGCGAGCTTGCGCGCCGACGCATCCATGTCGAACGAGCCATCGTCTTTCAGGACGCGGTATTTCTCCGGGATGAAGTCGGTCGGCGGCGTACCTGCGGCCGGAGCAGCACCCGCACTCGCCAGCGCTGACGGCGCAGCAGCGGCAGGTGCGGCAGCAGGTGCGGATGACGCGGCCGGCGCAGGCGCTGCGCTTGCAGCCGGAACCGCCCCGCCATCACCGCCAGCCGGCGCTGCGCCACCGCCCGCGCCAGTTGCCTCGTCCATAAGCGCATATCGTTTCCTCAGCAAAAACATCGCTCTCTCCTCGCTTTGCGGTTATGTGATCAGTACGACGTGCCGGCCGACCAAGCGCCGCCCGTCTTCTCGTAGATCTTGCGGTTCGTGGTGTCGATCACGAGATCGCCGTTGGTGCCGACGCCGTCATCGGGCTTGCCGGGCACTGCGGCCACCGAGACGCTCTTCGGAAAGCGCGTGTCGGGCGTGGGGTTTGCGGTCCAGCCGGAGCCGCCGAGAGTCGAACTGCCTGCCATGATTTACTCCTGAGAGTTTGCGCCAGAGGCGCGGTTGATTGAAATCACACGACTTGGTGCAGCTTTATGAAATTCATGAAGTCGGTGTAGCGTGCCTTCTTGGTCGCGCCGTCGCTCGACAGCATGCCGAAGTTCATTTCCCGCGCGGTGCTTCCAGTGCCGGCGCTTGCCGCATCGAATAGCTGATACGGCGCAACGTGCACGATGTTGTAGGTATTGCGGATGCTCCAGAACTTCGCCAGTCGCGCGGCGAACGCAGTCTGAACTGCTGACTCGCTGTTCGAATAGCTGTCCCACTGGCAGCCGCATTCGTTGATGTAGATCGGCTTGCCCCAGCTCGCGACCTCGCCGATGGTGTTGTAGTTGCCTTGCGCGGTCGCGTTTTCGATGTCGTCATTGCCGGGATAGTTGCCGTCGTACCAGTGCCAGCCGGTGATGTCCCAATCCAGCAACGGATAACCGGTCGTGCCGTCCGGCTCCATTCCGATCAACAGGTTCTTGTAGAACGCGGTATGCATCCACGTCCCGTTGCCGCCCATGATCGGCGTCACCGGATCGACTGAGCGGATACCAGCGACCGTGCCGCGCAGCAAACCGCGACTGATTCGGAACTTCGGAATGTCGTAGTCGCCGCGCCAGTTGCCGCGCCCGGTGATCGACCACGTTTCGATCTCGTTCGACATTTCGTAGTAGGGCACGAGGCCCTTGAGCTTCGTAGCGGCTTCGGCCCCGTGCGAGAAGCCGAACGTGTACGCGGTCGCTTCGTTGGTGATCGACGCGTGGTAGTACGTCATCAGCAGCACCGGAGCCACCTTGATGCCGCAAGGCTGCGCAAAGTTCGTGATGAAGTCGACGAACGTGTTGCCGTCCGACGCGGTCACGACGCCCGAGGCATCCTCCGAGAACCCGTACCCGTTCCGGTAGATGCGGCATCCGAGCTCGAGCATGCGCAAGCACGCGAACGCCCAATTCGCCTTCAGGTAGCCGAGCGCATTGGGCGTCCAGTTCCACGTGATGTGTCCATTCACGCCCCAGAAGGATGACGACGCGCCGAGCGAGGTGAGCGGCATCAGGTCAGTCCACGCCCCGCCATTCGCGCGCCACTGCACCGCGCTCGCTGACGTTCTCATCTCAAACGGCTTGAGATCACCGACTTGCCATCCTTTTGCGCCAAGGTTCGCGAGACCCATGAATCACTCCTCATCCGATGCCGGTTCCACGCCATTGGCGCGGTTGATTTGCCTGAGAATGAATTCCACGACTTCACGGCGGCCGGATCGGAAACATGTCTCGCGCTCTCCGTCCTGACCGCCCGGGACGTAGACGCGCCCGCAGAAGCGCTGTGTGAGGTCTTCGAGAATGAGTTGCCCTGCGGGGCTTTCGAACAGAATCTGATAGTCCTGCGGTTGCACGGATTGCGGCGCGGCGCCGGGAATGTTCGCTCTCATTGCGACGCCGCCACGCGTTGCGCTGCTGCCGAGCCCATCGACTTCATGACATCGCCCTGCACTTCCATGCCCATCTGCTGCTGCGCCTGCTGAGCCTGCGCTGCCTGCTTGCGCTTGCGATAGTCGGCGAGTTCCTTGGGCGTGCGCATGATGCGATCCGGTACGCCCAGACCTTGGCCCGTGGCTCGCGCGGCTTCGTCGGTGTCGACGGTGTCGATCACGGTCGGATCGACCTGCGCCATCACTGTGAGATCGCCCATCAGGCGCTCGATCGCGGACACCTCTTCGAGCTTCTGAGCGCGCGCAAGCGGCGACTGGTACTGAACCGTGAACTCGCGGCCGGCGAGCGCATCGGGCGGCGCCGCGAACACGCCAGCGCGATAGGCGATACCGAAGCAGCGCGTGATGAGCGGCGAGAGATACTCGGCCTGGAGGCGGCCATAGATCGGCCCGAGCAGCTGGCGGATCAGGTCGACGCGAACGTGCACTTCGGTCGCCGTCATGGCCGGCCCGTCCTGCGGCTGCAACTGATCGGCCATCAGCGTCTTGCGGATCTGCCCTTGGAGCTTCTCGATGCGCTGCTCTGCGAGTTGCCAGTTCGTGGCCGGCTGAAGCGGCTTGATGCTGTCCACCGAGTTCGCGACGATGATCTTGCGGGGACCGAGCTTGACCGTGCGCGGGTTGAGCACGCCATCATCCTCGGCGACGTACATGCCGGAGACGGCGAGATCGAGATTCGCGTATTCGAGACGCACCACGTCGTTGAGCGTGCGAATGTCCGGCAGCGCGTCGAGCACCGGGCCGACCGCGTAGAAGCTCGCCGGGATCTTCTTCCACCGCGCGACGATCACCGGCATTTCCTGATAGCCCGACTCGCGCACGACCTTCTTGCCCTCGCACGAAAGCTGGTACGAGGCGATCGGCATGTTCTTCGCTCGCAGCGCGCCGACGACGTAGGTGTCTCGCGGCTGGATGCAGTGCACGAAATCGAACCGCTGATCGGGCTTATCCTTCGCGGCCTTGGTAATCGTCTCCGGCAGCTCGTCGCCGCGCTTGCTGAACTCGCGCACGGCCTGTTCTGCGGTGAGCTGATACGGGCGATAGATGGTGTCGATCTTCCCGCCAGGCTGCGTGGATGCGATGAAGCACTGCGCGAGCGGCCAGTGTTCGAACATGAAGCCGCCGTTCACGGGGTCTTCGGTCACGTAGAGCGCGAACCATCCGCCCATCAGATCGGCTACGCAGTCGGAAGCCTCGGCATCGAAGTTCGAGTTGTGGATGTTCTCCCACAGGATCTCACTCGATTCATCGAGCCAACGCCGGCTGTCGTCGTCCTCGCCGTTCACCTGCATCTTGAACCACAGCGAGTTGGGCGGCGTCATGCCGGACATGATCGAAGCGCAGAGCGTGCGCGTGGCGTCGGTCGCGGTCGAATCGAAGATCTTCGCGACGGCGCTGGCGATCTCGCTCGCGTTCATCGTGACGGTGTTCAAGCCCGAGGCGCGCACCGGATCGGTGTACATGAAGCATTCCTGCCACGTCGTCTCATGCGGCTGACGATCGGACTTGAGCGCGTCCAGGCGTTTGAGCAGGCGTTCGCCGAGATCCATGAATTACGCCCCGAGTGTGTTCTTGCCGGAGGCCATCACCGACGAGGTTGATGTCGACGAGGTATCGCCGGCCGCGCCACTCGACAGCAGGCTCGACGCAGCGCGACGCTTCTTGTCCGCGGCAGCCTGCGCGTTGGCTGCTTGCGCGGCTTTTGCATCAGCAGAGTCTGCAGCGCTGGCGGTTTGGGTCTGGACGGCCGCCGCGCTCGGCTTGGATAGCGCCGCCGCTCCGACTGAGCCTACTGCGCCGATAGCGCCTGCTGCCACGATTCCGAGAGTTACCGGATCACACATGGCTCACCTCACCGAAACTTTTGCGGGAGCGGATCTTTCGGCGTCGGCACGAGCCAGCCGTCGCGGCACAGCGTCGGCGCAGCGATCTGAGCCGGGTCGAGTTCGCTCGAATGCGGCAGCACGTCTTCGGGCGCGGCGCCCTTCTCGATGGCTTGGCGCGCGCGGCGGCGCTGCTCGACTGCGGCTTGCGCGCGGCGCTGCACTTCGGCCTGATCCGGCAATGCCTCGTCGCCCAGTTCCTTGAACTGCTGCGCCATTTCCTTGCGCTTCGCGGCGATCAGTTCATCGCGCTCGTGACCGTCCAGCGCGTTCCACGCCTCGGCCGAATACGCCGACGTCTCGTAGGCGCTGCGCACGATGTCGTTCATCGGCACGTCGCGGCCAGCGATCTCGATGCTCACGTCGTCCTCGCCCATGCCAGCGATGTGCGTTGCGTCGGGGTTCGTTGCGGGATCGGCCGGTGCGCCCGGCGTTTGGGTTTTGTAGCTGCGGGTTGCCATTCGATAGCCTCCGGAGGAATGGAGGCGAGTATTGGGCCGCGTGATGGTCAGAATCCTGACTTACGGCGAAATGCCGCGGCGGAGAACGATCGGACAATCATCGGAGGGGAATCGGCGCTCTGGCCGGTCACGGAGGCCCAGAAGCGCAGAATCGAGGTGCCGGCCGTCCATCCGGGTTCAGCGCCCGAGTTTCGATAGTTCATGATCGATGGCTTCGTGACCCGCGTGTACTGCGAGATTTCGGAGAAGGTATAGCCCGCGCGCCGCGTCTCCTCCAGGACGCGGAACCAATCAACGCAGAGGTTGGCGGGACCATTCATAGGCGCTACAGGGTTTCTTCGATGTCGCGCAGCAGATCGACGATGTGTTCCATGACGACCGCTTCTTCGGCTTCGAACTTCAGACGCAGAGCACGCGCGCGAGTCTTCAGCGGATGCTCATTCGTCTCGGTCTCGCTGCCAGTACCATCCGCACTTGGGGCACCAGCAGCCAACGCGTTTCCCGAGTCATCGCCCGGCGCGGCCACGCCACCATCGGCCAAAGGGAGCGGCTCACCACCACCGGCAGGAGCATCGCCAGCCTGTTGGGCGCCATCGGTTGCAGCGCCCGCAGCGTTTCCCGCGTCACCAGAGCCCGATCCAGTGGCCGCCGAAGAGTCCGAGGGCAGCGAGCCATCCGACGAGGCAGATGACGGCAATTCCGTTTGCGATTCGTCCGATTGGGTTTGCGTCAAGGACGGCGAGGACGACAGCGGCGACGATGGCTGCGTCTCGCTCACGTTTCCCTGCTCACCTGCATCGCCATCCGTGGCAGCGGGCGCAGAGGCGCTGTCCTGCGGTTGCGCGTCCGAGGAGGCACCACCAGCAGCGTTTCCCTGCCCTTCCTCGGGGTGCGCGTCGAGCGCAAGCTGGTCGATCTCGTCGGGCTTCTTCGTTTCGTCAGTCATGGTGCTGCTCCTTTGGGTGTGTGCTGCGATTAATGGAAAACCGTCTGCGCGATCAGGATGACTGCGCCGACAACGACGAAAGGCAAGGTGTATACCCACCACGGATTCGGCTCGCTTAATGCCGCGAACGTCGCGAGCAATGCCTCTGTTTGCTCCTGCAATATCCGCGAATCCCGACGCCGTTTCTTGATGAGCGCGCGCGATCTGGCGCGTGTGATTGACGGTGTCACGCGTGCTCCTCCTGCCGCTCACGCCACTGCACGAACGGCTTGCGAATGAAGTTGTGAAACCGCTCGGCGGCCTCTTTGCTGGTCGCCAACTCGCGGCGGCTCTCGACCTTGCAGACCATGCGGATGAACTGCGCGGCCTCGTCTGCGCTCACCGCGCGCGGCGGCACAGTCCACTGGCCGACCCATTCGATGAACTGCGCATCGCGCGCGAGCATGCCGGAGAGTTGGACGAGGTTCATGCGAAGTGCCTCAGTCCATAGCGCCCGATCAGCACGGCGTCAGGCCTGCCGCTCGTCTTCGTCAGGTGAAGTTCCGGGTAGAGCTGGCGCGCGATGCGAAAGCTCTGCGCCTTCGTGTCTTCGGCTTCCGTCTTCTTGATCCCGAAGAACGACTGCCACGCACGCGGCGAGACGTAGGCGACGTCGATGCGGTTCAACTCCATCACGGCACAGATCACGTCTTTCGACGCCTGCATGCTCGCGATGGATCGAGCGCCGCCCGACTTCGCGAACGTGTTCAGGTTTTCCATCACGACCATGGCTTTCTCATCGGCCGGCACGCGGCTGCGCAGAAGTGCCTGGAGCGCAGTCGGATCAACCTCGTTCGTGCCGTTGCCGGTCGTCTTGCGCTTGCGACTCGGCATGTCGTCGACGAGCACGCGGCCATCGTCGAAGAAGAACGAGAGCGCTCCAGTCACGCCCGGATCGATCGCGATCAGCATCACTCGCCTCCCAAATGCGCGTGCGCGCGCGAGGCCAGACGAGCATCGGAACGCTCACAAGCCATCACAAAAATCCGCATAGCGATGCCGCAGAGCACGGGCCAGACGAGCACAAACACGATTTCTTGGGTTTCGGCGTTCATTGCGGTGCCTTTTGCGGTTGCGGGTTCCAGTTGCGGCGGCGGATGCCGAGCGCGGCGTAGAGGGGATCGAAGTCGGCGGGCAGGCTCATCGTCCAAGCTCCGGCATGTGTTGCGTGGCGTGCGTCGGGCCGATGAGCGGCGCGGTCGGCACGGTCAGGGGGATGCGCTCTTGCTCGCCGAGCTTGCCGGTCTGGTCGATCAGTTCGCGCTCCAGGCGCATGAGCCACATCTTCACGACGGGTTTCATGATTCGACCGGACGGCGGCACAGGAGGCGTGTCTTTGCCGTCGGCGTTGAAGAGCAAATCCTTTCGGTCCATGCCGAGCAGGCGCTTCTGGATCGCGCGATAGATGCCCTCGTTGCCGTAGAACGAGCTGAAGCAGCGTCGGATATCGAGCGTGGAATCGACGATCGGCAGCAGTTCGCCGTTCAGCATCCGCGAGATCGAATCGTTGAGCGCGCTGGGCTTGTTGATGTGGCAGAAGCAGTACCAGCGGCCATCAGAGCCCACGGTGCCGAACAGCGGGCAGCCGTAGGCGGCGCACATGCCGGCGCGGGATTGGTCGTAGTCGCTCATTTCGACTCCTTGGGCAGCCAAGGCCACACCCGAAGCGCGCGCCGTTCTCCGGCTTTCCAACGAGGCGCGGTGATGTCCCAGCCTCTACGAGTGCCCGGCTCGACATCGAAAGCTTGCCAATGCCATGGCAGACTCAACGGCACGAAGCGATCCATCTGCGCGATCATGGTTCTGCGTCGCTGGCGCATGTTCATGCTGCAACTCCTTGCGCACGGCGGCGCAGTTCTGCTTCGCACCGTTCGCGAAGCCATGCGTAGTCCTTGCCGGGCGGGCAGACAAGCCCGAGTTCGGAAGCCTTGCGCGAGATGCCTGCATCCGAGCGGTGCCAGTCATCGCGCTGCTTCTGCGGCTTTGCCGGCGCGGGATTGAGCAAGTCGGTGATGACCGGTGCGAGGTAGTTCACGCCTGCCGGTTTGCTGCCGAGGCTGGTGCGCGCCTTCGACAACGCGGCTTCGAGGATCTCGTTCGTCACTCGGACGTCGTCAGCCCATGCAGCGACGTTCGGGTTAAAGCTGTTCGCGCCAGCAACGCCGCGTTGACGAAGGTAGGTTGCGATCTCGACTGCTCTCGAAACCGGAGAAGAGCCGTTAGGAATTTCTTCGCGCGCAGTGGTATGAACTACCGACTGCTCTTCTGAAGGGAATCCGGTATCAGGAATCAGAGAATCAGAGAATCCGGAATCAGCACGGCTACCCCCCCCTTCAATCCCATCCGAGCCCAGGGCTTCACTCGGATAAGCCTCGGGCTTTGCTGAGTTTGCAACCATAGAAAGCCCTAGGCTTTTGGGTGGTGGCAACGTGCTTTCAGCTTCTCGATGGTGCGGATTTTGGTGCTTGGAAAAGGTGACGATCTGGATAAATTCGCGGCCTTCGACCTCATAGATTTCGATGAAACCGAACTTCTGAAGCTCTTTCAGAAGAGGCTCAGCGTCCTGATTGTCGTAGCGCAGCAGTTCGCCCTTGATCTTCTTCGGACGATATTCCAGACGGCCTTCGCGGTCAGCCATCATCCAAAGGCCGGGGAAGATGTAGCGCGCCCAGACTGAGCACTCCGCCAGATCTTCGTTCGTGTAAAAGCCGGGCTTTATGTTTCGAGCGCGCGCCATGTCACTTCTCCGCCATGCCTTTAATGCGACTCGTCAGAGACACAACGGTCGTGATGTGCGCGAACGCGCGATCGTCGACCTTGCGTGCCTCGTGCGCATCGACGCGGCCGTCTTCCAGCGTCCTCACGATCTCGGCCCCCACGTCACCGAGCGTTCCGAGCGACTTGCCCATCAACTCGACGACTTCCGCGTCCGCGCAGTCTTCGGGCATCGGGATTTTCACGAGCGCCATGCCGAGCTCGCGCGCCCATGCTTCGAGGATCCGACGATCATTCGTGATCTCGGTCATGCGCACCGCTTCGGCCAGCGTGAGGTGATTGCGGTTGTCAGGCGTGCGATTGAGCACGACCTTGTTGCGCAGGATCGCGCCTGACGACAGGCCCATCAGCGTGGCGAGCGTGTCGGTGTTGTGCGCGAAGTCGTGTGCAACGGCATGCGCGGCTTGTTGTGTATTCACGGTGGTCTGGCCCGTATGTGTGCAGTGCAGCGAACGAGTGGTTTAATCCCCACTAAACCGCGGCCTGCGGGGAAATCAGGCGGCGGCAGCAGCGACGCGTTCTTGCTGAGCCGGTGCGTCTTCGAGGCCCTCGAAGGCTTCCGGATGAGCCAGACGCAGAAACTGCAAACGGGGCTTCGGGATGCCCTTCGTACGCCATTCGTGAACCGAAGGCGGCTTGCATTCGCACAGCCGTGCGACAGCCGACGTGCCGCCCAACTTATCGATCACGGCGCTGGCCAACTGACCAGGATCTTGTGGCTTGGTCATTTCCTATGCTCGGTGGTGGAGGAGTGTTCTCATTTTAGGCGCACCTAAACTAAAAAACAAGCCATACCTAAACCTAAAAATATTAGGCTTGCCTCATGGAAAACTGGAACAAACGAATCGCGATCCGGCGTCAGGAAGTCGGCCTGTCCAAGTCGGAGTTCGCCAGGAGGTGCGAGGTGAGCGCGCCGACGGTCAACGATTGGGAAAATGGGGACATCAAGAAGCTCGAAGCATCAAACCTGTTGAAGATTTGTCAAGTCCTCGATGTCGATCCGTGGTGGATGATGTTTGGCGACGAAAGTAAAACGTCGAAAAAAAAGGACTTCCGGCCCGTATCCAACGAAGCGGAAAGGCTAATTCAGTGCGTCATACGGTTTGACGGGACCGAAGCGGCAAGCAAGTTTTACAGATTACACACAGGCTTACTTTTGCTCTCCCTATCTAATGAGGAAAAGGGGTACCCTGCGGACACCAATTCCCTGCTGGACATGGCCGAGCGCGAGGCGGAGGAATTGGTTTCCGACCATTCCGAACTCCGAGGGGAAAATGCCTCAAAAATCCGTCGCCGTAGTTGATCTTGCGGCGTATAGAGAAAAACAAGCAGCTGCCGCCATGAAGCCTGAAGAAAGCCGACTTCATGAACAAAAACACGACGACCCGCTACAGGAGGTCGCGTATCACCTGCTTATGGCGATACGGGCCGTCAAAGCCATGAGGCATTGATCGGTATGGATGACCTAGTGCTGAACCTCAGTTTCGGAATCGCGAGCTGGGTCGGCGCCGTCGGGATCATTTTTGCGTGCGTTGCAGCTTCGCTGCGCTGGCCATGGTTCGGCCGGGCATGCAAAGTCCTGTTCCTGCTCTTCTGGGGCTCATCCGTGACGATCGCGCCCGTCTGGGCGGTCATCATCGCATTCCAGAAAGGAGACGGCTGGAGCACGCTCGGCGCCGCGGTTCTCCTCGTCGCTATTCCCGCCGCAGCCTTCTATTACATCGGGTGGCCAGCCCTACGGCACGCCCTGTCCCCCTCCGCATAGTTTCCGAACAGCCCGCTTAACGCGGGCTTTTCTTCGTCCCCATGTTTCGGCGCACCTAAAAATCCTTTGACTTTAGGTTTAGGTGCGCCTAAGATATCTCCACACGGTCGCACTACAGACCACCGCTCTTTCACAACCTATCCCGCGTGCCTCCTACGGGACTCGCACGCCGGCCGATGACTCGGTCGTGAGCTGGTACAACACCCTGCGCAAGGTCGATTCACGACTTCCAGGCTCTGTTGATCGGATCCAGCAAAGAGTCTTACCAGTGCGCCGCCCTGTGATGACGACGCACCGTTAAGACCACAACACGGGGTGATCTATGTGGACGCATACCTACTGGACTTTCCGCTACGCGGTTCTCGAATCGGTTGATTACGTGTGCTCGACAGGGCACGCGATTCACGAGCGGTTTCGAACCATCCATCTCGACGACATTGTCTGGTGCTGATCATGAGCCTTGCACAAACCTCCCGCCTGTACGACTTCATGAGCGATCTGGCGGCCGCTCGCAAAGAGCGCGAAGAACAGACGTTCGAAGACGCGACGGAAGCTGCCGCGAAGGAAGTGACCTTCGACGACGTGCTCGAAGAACTGTCGGAACTGCCTGCCGCGCGCAAGGCGTACGTCATGGGCCACATGGGTTCTGATCGTCGCCACTTCATTTACCAGCTCGACAACCTGTTCGCCGACGCGGTCGAGAAGATCGCGAAGCGTCGCGCGTGGGCTGAGATTACGAAGGCGCGGAGCAACTGATGCGCGCAGTCACGTTCTACACCGCGACGTGTGCGTGCGCGGTTCTTCTCACTGGCTTGATCGTCATAACGCTGAGGTTCTGACCATGTTCGATCGCGATATCCGCCATGCCCGCATGGCTCCGCGCACGCTCAACGAGGCCTTCGGGCCTTACTCCACGGCGAAACTGCACGTGCCCCGCCGCAAGCCACGCATTGCGCCCCTGCTGTGGGCTCTGTTCTACGGCGTCGCCATCGCTGCTTTCTGGTACGCGCTTCTTTTGGCGAGGGCAGCATGAGCATCAAACGCGACACCCGCCCGCGCATCGAGCGCATCCGCGCGGCGCTCGAAAAGCTCGGCCCCTCGACGGTGGTTGCGATCTCAAACGAGACGGGCATCCCAGAGCAAGACGTCGGCTTGGTCATCCGCGACTCGCGGAAGAAGAACTGGCCCGGCACGCGTATCCGCAAGGCGGACAAGATCCGCACGGAAGGCAAATCGCGGAGTTGGCTCTATGAACTGAGCGACGAGCCTGACGCGGTCATCGAGCCGATGCGCGTTCAACCGAGCCGCTTGAAGCGCATCAAGTATCCGGGCCTCACGCGCGAGGAGATCATCGACAGGAAGCACGCAGACGCGTTGCTTGCGCAGATCAGGCCGTTCCGCGATCCGATGGTGTTCATGACCGCAGGGAGAGCCGCATGAAACGCGAACCCGTAACCATCCGCGCATCCTCGTTCGGCAGCCTCTTCGACTGCCCTGCTCGATGGATAGCGATTCACATCGAAGGCAAGCGCACGCCGAGCAGTTCAAACGCGGCGCTCGGAACGGCGGTGCACAAAGGGACCGCGGTATTCGATGAGAGCCGCTTGCCGGGCTTCCAGCCGGTATCGGTCGACGACGCCAAGCAAGCCGCCTACGACGCCGCCACGCGCCCTGTAGACGATGTCGACTGGGAAGACGACAAGCCCGGCAAAGTCGCCGACATCGCCGTCTCTCTGACCGAGCGCTACTGCACGCTGTTCGCGCCCACGGTCGAATACGCGGCCGTTGAGATCAGCGTCGACTCGCTCCTGCTCACCGACCTCGACATTGTCCTGACGGGCCATACAGACCGCGTGCGCCGCATCGACGATCGCTTCGGTATCTGCGATCTGAAGACCGGAAAGACCGCAGTCGGCACGGACGGCACCGCCAAGACTCACGGCCACGCCGCGCAGATGGGTGTCTACGAGATCGTCGCGGAAACCGCGCTCGGCGTGCGCATGGATCTGCCGGCCGAAATCATCGGCCTGCAGACGAACCTGACGCCCGAAAAGCAACGCATCGGAACTGGCGAGATCGAAGGCGCGCGAGAGGTTCTCGTCGGCAATGAAGAACACACGGGGCTGCTGAACGTGGCGGCGCAGCTCGTGCACGGTGAGATCGCCCCGTGGGGAAACCCGAAATCGATGATGTGCCACAAGCGCTACTGCCCTAACTATCAAACCTGTTTCTGGAGGCGTTAAACCCATGCAAGCCACTTCCACCGTCACCGCCCTGCAACAAGCCGCGCAGCCTCGCGAGGCCAGCATGCCGGTCGTGCGTGCGAGTTTCTTCGACCTGCAAGGCTTCGAGCTTATGCAGCGCGTCTCGAAAGCGTTCGCCGCGTCGACGCTCGTCCCCAAGGAATACCAAGGGAACATCTCGAACTGCATGATCGCGCTGAACCTCGCCGAGCGGCTGAAGGCCGACGCGCTGATGGTGATGCAGAACCTCTACATCGTGCACGGCCGGCCCGGCTGGAGCGCGCAGTTCCTGATCGCGACGTTCAATCAATGCGGCCGGTTCTCCGCGCTGCGCTATGAGTTCTTCGGCAAGCAAGGCACCGATGACTGGGGCTGCCGCGCGTGGGCCATCGAGAAGGACACCGGCGAGAAGATCATCGGCGCCGACATCACGATCGCGCTTGCGAAGAAAGAAGGCTGGTACGGCAAAAGCGGCAGCAAGTGGCAGTCGATGCCGCAGCAGATGCTCATGTATCGCTCCGCGGCGTGGCTGGTGCGCGCGTATGCCCCGGAAATCGCGATGGGGCTGCCGACGGCCGACGAGCTCGCCGACGTGGTCGATGTGCACTCGGACGGCTCGTACACCATCAGCACGCAGGAACTGCGCGGGGCTGAAGCGGCAACACAACCGGCCGAAGTGATCGACCAGCAAACCGGCGAGATCACCGACCAGCGCGCGCAGCAGCAGGAGATGACCGTCGACTACAACGACCTTCTGACCCAGATGGGGAAGGCGAAGGACGTTGAGACGCTCTCGATGGTGCTCGACAGCGGGCGCTCTTTGCCGGAAGACCAGTTCGTGAAGCTCTCGGCAGAGTACGAAGACCGCCGCGAAAAGCTGATGGGAGCGTGAGCATGCGACATTCGATAGACGCTGATCTGATGCGATCGCTGTTCAACTACGACGCTGAGACCGGCTCGCTCACCACGAAGACCGAGAGCCAGAACGGACGGTGGAAAGCAGGCCGCGCGGTCGGTGCGGAGAACGGGAAAGGCTATCTCGTGACACGTGTTGGCCGGCACCTACTGTTCGTTCATCGCATCGCATGGGCGATGGTTCACGGCACGACGCCCGATTACATCGATCACGTGAACGGCGACAGCATGGATAACCGTCTATCGAATCTCCGCGAAGCAACGCAGGCGATCAACATGCAGAACATCAAAGGCCCGCTCCGCAATAACAAAAGCGGCCTGCTCGGCGTGCTGTACAGCCATCAGAAAGGCAAGTGGCAGTCGAAGATCACAGTGAACGGCAGACAGAAGCACCTCGGATTCTTCGATTCGCCGCACCAAGCGCACGAAGCGTACATCGAAGCGAAACGTCGCTTTCATCCCGGCTGCACCATCTAAAAGGAACCCTATGTTTTCTCTTACTGAACATGCGGCAACCGTCGTATCCGTGACCAACATCGCCGAGAAGCATGGAAATCAGCGTGAACCCGCGATCTCTATCGGCCTTTGCGTGACCGGATCGAGCACGCTGTTGAATCACTTCAACGAATCGCTTCGCACGATGTTTTTCCAGAAAGAGCAACTCAAACCGGGCGCTCTGGATCTCGCAACCGATGAGCTGAATGAACTGCGCTTTCCGCTCCTGAAGAACCCCTCATGGGCGAAGGAATATGCCGGGTACCAGTTGCGCTTCTGCATCGGCGCGACGGGTAAGGATGATGTTCTGCTGAACGACGTCGGCATCAAGGGTGTCTCGTTCAATCCGCTCGAAGGCGGAAGCGTGCAGATCTCATTCAAGGCACATGCGCAACCGAAGGATGAGCACGACCACGGCCGCATCGCTCGCATGCTCATGCAGGAATGCTCGATCACGCTGACACCGCCCGACGTCGATCCATCGCTGTTCGACGACAGCGACGAAGAATAACCACCCACCCCGGCGCCGCGTGCGCCGGCTTCATTTCGAGGGAAGTATGAGCGAATGGATTCGCGTTGAACAGAGGCTGCCAGAGCCCGACAGGGACGTCCTGATCGCGAACAGCGAAGGCATTGAGGTCGCGCGCTATTCGGAGATGGTCGAGGACTGCCCCGACGATATGGGGCACGACGCGGGATGGATCGGCTATCTCGCCTTCCCCGGTCGAAGCTTCGGCAATCCCGAGTACTTCAGCGAAGCGAGATTTCAGCCGACGCACTGGATGCCTTTGCCCGAATACCCGGATCTCGAAGACGACTGCAGCACATGCAATGGAACCGGATGGATGCCTCACGATCCTGACATCGGAACAGATACGGAGTGTTTCGTCTGCGAAGGCGCTGGGAAATTTCCGAAGGATGAGAACTCGTGAAAATCGTTCTTCAGACGTTTGATGCGGATCTTGTTAAGCACGCGTCGAGGTGCTGCGTAGCAAATCATCCGTTTAAGTTTCGCGGCTTCGCATGGAAAGTTCTCGAAGTTGAAAAGCAAGGAGGCGGCTTCACGGCTGACGGGAAACGATCCGTGCGCATCGCCCTTGAAAATTGGGCGGAGCGCACATGCTGAAGCTACTCCCCACCTTCCGCGCGCTGCTCGACGCACTCGAAAGCATAGGGCTGGCTCGGAAGCCGACGGCACAGCAGACGCACGCGCTCTGTCAGAGATTCGTGGAGATGGTCGCGGGCATCACCGGACAGCGATGCACGGTCTGGATTGGCGAAACACCTATTGCGAGAGAGAAATGAAAGCACTTTCGATTCGACAACCGTGGGCGTGGCTCATCGTCAATGGGCACAAGGACATCGAGAACCGCACGTGGCCGACGAAGTTTCGCGGGCGCGTGCTGATCCACGCAAGCAAGGAGATGACGCGTGCCGAGTACGAAGATGTCGAAGACTATCTTTTCGGCGAGTGCGGGATCCCGGCCGACATCAAGCTTCCTGCTCGAGAAGAGCTTGAGCGCGGCGGCATCGTGGGCGTCGCCACGATCGTCAACTGCGTTCATCCCGGCGCGGAATCGTCGCCATGGCACATGGAAGGCCAGTTTGGTTTCAAGATCGCTGATGCGCGCCCGCTGCCGTTCACCGAATGCAAGGGCGCCCTCCGCTTCTTCAACGTGCCGGCCGACGTCGCGGAACAGTTGCGCGCTATGCATGCGCCTGCTGCCGCCTGACCCGCTGTCTCGACGCAGCGACAACGATGAGGAATGAGATGACTGATGCAGAGATTCTTAGGCTTTGGATTGCACTGGTATCGGCAGACATCGATGACGAGCCAGTTATCAACTTCGCCCGCGCCCTTCTCGAAGCCTCGACCGCGAGCGACAAGCAAGAGGCGGTGCAACACGAAGTCTTGCGACAACTTTTTCATGCCGCACGGAATGCAGATTCGTTCGAACCGTTCGAGCGCGTCGCGTCCGAACTTCTCGACAAGTCCGCTGAGAGCGGGAAGGAAGAGGCGGTGCTGACTGACGCTGACTGGAACGAACTCTACGACTTCGCGCAACGGCATTCTTTCGCGGTTTGTCTTGAGTTCGCGAAGACCATCGCCCCGCGCCCTACTGCGCAAGATGCGGAGCCGCGCCACTGGAACCCGGTCTACAACACCGATCCGGTGAACCGCGCGTGCGGCGAATTGCCGGAAGGCTGGCAGATTGAAATCGGCCTAGAGCGCGGCGCAGGATGGGTAGACCTGCGCAGCCCGGAAGGAAAGCAGGTGACGTTCGATGACGACGCCGACAAATTCGGCTGGAAGATCCACAAGGCCATCGACGCCGCCATTGTCGAGGAGCCGAAATGACTGACGACGACATTGACGACGCAATCGACACTCTGGTGCGCGCGTGCAACTTTGAAGTGAGGTATCAGGTAACTCAAGCGCTCAGGGCGATGGTAAACAGCGGTGGGGCCGTCACGCCAAAGCCGTCACACACAGACGATGTGGCCGTGGACAGGTTTGCACAAGCCATGAAAGAGAAGATGGCCGCAAGCCGCGAGAAAGGCCGTAGCGGTTGGGAGGATTGTTCGCCTGTCGATCTATCGCGCATGCTCCGCGAACATGTCGAAAAGGGTGATCCGCGCGACGTGGCGAACTTCTGCATGATGCTTTGGCATCTAGGCACAGGCATCGCCGCGCCGAAATTTATTACAGAGGATATTCCGGACTATGACCCTGCAACGCAATGGGGCGATCCAGCATTCGACGGCGCAGAAGCGTATCAAGCACACCTCTCCAAGGAGAAACAGCCATGACCCCCTCCACCGCCCAGCGCATCGAGCATCAAATCGACGCGGCGATATTCTCGCTGGAGGCGATCCCGGCGCGCACGGCGAATCTGCCTGACTACCTCCAGCAGAACATCGCGCGGCGCATGACGCTCGACGCGATGCGCTATGTCGAGTTCGCGTGGTGGTTGCTGATTCGGGAGACTCAGCCATGAAGCGCCATCGCATCCTCACCGCCGTCGCCCTTTCCCCGAGCGCCATGACCTTCGCCTATGCGATGTGGTATGCGCTGAGCGTGCGCCATTGAGGGTAAAAAGACATGGTACGTTTCGTCACCGTGGATAAGATGGCAGCCGAGACGGGATACACCCGCACGGCTATCTACAAAAAATGCAACGAGGGAATCTGGCCGGAAGGCACGGTGTGGCACCGGGCACCGGACGGTCGCATCCTCATCGACACAGAGGGGTATGAAAAATGGGTCGTGACGGGCGGGGCGTTAAACCGGCCTCAAAGTCGAGTATCGAAATCACGTTCGTCTACCAGGGCAAGCGATGCAGAGAGCGAATCCCGCTGCCGCCTACAGCCGCTAACCTGAAGCGCGCGGAGCAGCACCGGGCCGCCATCCTTTACGAGATCTCACGCGGCACCTTCGATTACGCTCAGGTCTTCCCAAACTCCTCCCGCGCGGCTGCCGCCTCTTTCGCCGGCCAGACTGTAGAGACGGTCGCCGTCTATCTCGAACGCTGGCTCGATGTGAAGAAAACGCAGATCGCCGCCAGCACCCACCGCGACTATCACGGCATCATCTTCGGGCACGTCATCCCCCGATTCGGGAAGATGCGCCTCCCGGAGCTGCGCCGGGCCAACATCAAGGAATGGCTCGCGACGATCGACGACCAGCAGCCGGAGAAGATCACCAACAAACGTCTGGCGAATATTCAAAGCTGCCTGCGCAGCGCACTTCAAGACGCAGTTGCGGACGAGATTCTGGAGACGAACCCGCTCGCCGGCTTCACCTTCGAGCGCAACGAGCCGCCGCGCGACGAGGATCATGCCGACCCGTTCGACGCTGAGGAGCAGGCGGCGATCATCGCGTCGGCGCGTGACCCGCAGATCGCCAACCTCTTCCAGTTCGCTTTCTGGACGGGCATGCGCACCAGCGAGCTGATCGCGCTCGACTGGACCGATATCGACTGGCAGCGCGGCACCGTGCGCGTGCGCAAGGCGATGACGCGGGCTGCCAAGGGCGCCGCAGAGGACACGAAGACGGTCGCAGGCCGCCGCGATGTGAAGCTGCTGGCGCCGGCTCTGGCCGCGCTCGAGGCGCAGAAGGCGCACACGTTGCTGGCACAGGGTGCAGTCTTCCACAATCCAGGCTGGCGCGGCGGCGAGGCCGGGCGTTGGAAGGGTGACGACCAGATCTGGGAAGCCTGGGGCACGACTCTGAAACGCGCGAAGGTGCGCTATCGGAATCCGTACCAGACGCGGCACACGTTCGCATCGATGATGCTGTCAGCCGGCGAGCACCCGATGTGGGTGGCGCGGCAGATGGGCCACTCGGACACGACGTCGATCATGCGGAACTACGGCCGGTGGATCCCGTCGTCGAACCCGGATGCGGGCGGCAAGGCGGTCGCCCTATTCGCGCCGGCGGTGGTGGGCGCAGAGAAGAAGGCTGGATGA